CGCTGTGGACGTGACGAGGGTCGGTCATGGGGTGCCTTTGGCGCGTGCGATGAGCTCGCGCACGTTGATGACTTCGCCGTCGTTGTGACGGACAGCGGTGCAGCCGTCGGCGGTTGCTTCCCACGACTGCACCAGTGCCTCGGCGAGTTTGAGCAGACGTGGCGAGGCGGCGATGAGCGCGGCGTCGCTCTCGTCGATCCCCTCGACAATGGTGCACGACTCGTAGTGCCGGTAGTCGACAGGGCCAGCAACAATCTGGTCCTTGTCTGCGCGGTTCCGCACAACGCGCGTGTTGTCGTCACCGCCGAAATGGTCAACGTACCAATCTCGCTTGCTCATTTGCTCTCTCCTCCAAACCAGATTTCCGCCAACCGCGCGCACGCTTCCTCGTCGCTGCAAACCCATGCGTCCTCTTCAGGCTCCTGCATGGCGCGCCACTCTTCGTCGGTGGGGTAGTCGGGGCGCTCGTCTTCTGTCTCGCGTGGGTGGGTGGTCATTTGGCCACCTCGCTCAACACAACGGTCACAGAGACGCTGCAGACAACGCGGCCAGTGCTGGTGCGGGCCCGCCACATCCCGTCGATACGGGCCAACGTGGCGCGTGTGAGGGCCAAACTCTCGCGAGTGGCGGCGATGGGCTTGCTGATGTCGATCATGGGAAGCTCCAGGGAAGGGGGCCCCGCCGCGTGGGCGGGGCTGGTGAGAGGATTCAGGCAGCGGCGGCAACGACAGCGAACACGTACTCGCGCCAGCCCTGCACCCGGTCAGCATCCGCGCCATCGAGACAGACTTTGAGCAGCTTGTCGGCGGTCAGGGTGCCGTCGCGCACCGACTGCACGTCAACCGAGACATCGTGGTCATCGAGGCCGCATTCGGCGAGGTTGTCGAGGGCGGCGGGGGTCAGGTTGATCTTGCGCATTTGCTTGCTCCATTCACTTGCTGCGGCGTGCAGCTCGTACGCACATCCTACACAAGTCACGCGCGCTGTCAAGCATGCACCTGCTGTTTTCGTGAAAAAAGTTGTGGGAGCGCGTTGGGATGCGACGAAAACGCCGGCACTAGGCCGGCGTTGATCTGATCTGTGTGTTGGTGGTCACAGCCTCTGCCACACCGCACGCACGATCTCGACGTCACGTTCACAGTGAGAGACGACGCGCGCCACCTCTCCGCGAAGCATGGCGTCGTAGACCTCGGAACCCGGAAGGTCGTCTTTGCCGACGGGCAGCGACAAGGCCAGCGCAAGGTCTGCCAGCGAGATGCGCCCTTGTGGCGTGTCGCACCACGTCCGCATGGTGCACTGCCACTGCAGATCCCATGGCTTTTCACCTCGAGGGGCCAATCCTGGGGGGCCGTCGAGACGATGCACCGTCATGCGCTTGGTCAGAAACAGCCGGTCAAAATCCGCGTTGTGCGCGACGTAGAGAATGTTCGCCGCGCCGACGTCGCGAGCGAGGTCGTCCATCGCAAACGCAAACTGGCGCACCACATCGCACTCGCTGCCGCCAAGTTCACGGAAGAAGCTGCGCACCTTGCCGTCGTCGACGGCGAACGAGATGCAGACCACTTCGCCGAAGGTGCCGTCGAGGCTGGTCTTTCGGTGGTCCTCGAGGGCTTTCTTCTGTGCCTTCTCGGGGTCTTTCTCGTCGCCAAGGTGTTTGGCGGCAAGGCGCGCCATCACGTCGGGTCGTGATGTGGGGACTGTCTCGACGTCGACGTAGACGGTTGCAAGGATGCGTTTTTCACGAGCCATGTGGCGTGTCCTGTGTTGTGACGACGACGGCGCCGCTCTCGGCCAGCGCGTCCCCGTAGATTCTGTGAAGCCTCGAGATCTGAGGCAGAGACGGACAGCACAGTTCTGTCTCCCACGTCGAGACTGCAGCCGATGTGCAGCCGATGTCGGCAGCGACAGCTCGCTGTGACCATCCGTTGTTTTCGCGCAGTGAGCGCAAGCGCCCCCCGTCGAGTTCGATCCGTGTGCCGTCGCGTCTCTGCCAAACGATCATGTCTCTCTCACTTCTTCAGGAACGAAGGCCGCGTTGACGTCTTCGCAGGTGTGGCAGCTTTCGGCGCTGCAGCGGGTGCGGGCTCGTCGCCAGACTCAAGAGACGCCATCTGTTCCGGCGTCATGGCCTTGAACCCCTTGATCGTGTTCTTGTCGTCGGGGTAGTCGTCGTTGCCCTTCTCGACGCCCACGGCGACCACGATCGGCTGCTGCGCCGCCACAAGGTCAATCGGTGAAGACCCGGTCACACCGGCAGCCAGAAACGCCGCTTTGATCTGGCCACGACCGATGCGCACGGCATCGGCTGCCTTCTTCGCCGAGTCTGGGCTGCCGTCCTTCGGGCTGTTGTGCGTCGTGAAGTTGCCCCAGATTTTGCGGCTCTTGCCGACGCCAGCGATGATGGTCACTTCCATCTTGACGTAGCGGCTACCCTCACGCTTGCCCGCCTTCGGTTCGCACCCAGTGATGATCGCCGGGTAGTCCCCGCGCTTCAGCAACTCAAACGACATCGGCGTTTCCGCCTCCGTCGCATCCATGTCGAAGCCAAGGTCAAGGTCGTCAGTTTCGTTGTCGTTCCAGCTCATTTGTTCGTCTCGTTCTGTTTGTTTTGCGAGCGCCTATCTCTCGCGTAAGGCTGGACCCGATGCGCTCGGGTGGGCGTTGTCAGGTTTCTTCGTCGGGCGGTGCACGCATCATCTCGACGACGGCGCCAAGACCATCGGACACGTCGATCATGGCGTCCAAGCCGTCGCGCGACTTCGCTCGTGATCGACCGTCAGCCTTTGTGATGATGTAGCGCTTCTCCCCTTTGGCAATCAGCCGCCACACGTTGTCGACAAGGTGGGGGACGTTCGTCGTCAAACGCTGCCCAGGCAAGAACAGGTTGTAGTAGTCGACTTCGGTTTCCCCAATCCGGCGCTTGATCACATGCTCCTTCGCGATGAACAGCACCCCGCACGAAAGCCCCCGAAAGTCCGTCAGCATCTCGACGACGTGGTCTTCTGTCTTGGTGTAGGACTGCCGGGCGTCTTTGTTCTTCTTCTTCGCATCGCGCAGCATCATCTCTGCGATCTCGCTGATCGAGTCGACAACGACCCAGTCGTACTTGATCGCGCCGCTCTGCAGCTTGCTGTACGCGTCCTTGAGGTCATCGGTATCCTTCACCTCGGCAACGCTGATGCGCTTGCGTTCGGATGCCGGAAACAGCTTCAGTGAGCGCAACCCGTCTTCTGCAGATAGGATAAGCACACGGCCGGGCAGCGTGCCGGCCATGGTCGTCTTTCCGATGCCAGCGTCGGAGTAGATGATGATCTTCGGGTCGCTGTCCCCGATCGCCTCGTCGAGTGTCGTGATTGTGATTCCCATGTCGAACACTCTAGCGGCGCGCGCAGGCGTGTCAAGTATTTTTCTTGACGCTTGCGGTGTGCGTCGGTACGTCTAGGGCATGGAACCACGCTGGTATCAAACAGAAGCAATCGAGGCCCCCTTCACCTACTGGATGCGCGAGGGGTTGCCAGATCTAGCGTCCCCGTGCGTCGAGGTGCCGACGGGTGGGGGTAAGTCGGCGATCATCGGATGGACTGCAAAGCGGCTTGTCGAGGATCACGACGCGCGCGTGATCGTGGCAACACACCGCAGTGAACTGATTGAGCAGGACGCTGCAGACATGCGTGAGGTGTGGCCACAAGCCCCGATCGGGATTTACAGCGCGGGTTTGAATCGCCGCGAATGGCACAGCCGCGTCGTGATCGCTGGCGTGCAATCTGCCTACCGCAACGCGGTCAAGTTCGGTCATCGCGATGTGATGATCATTGACGAGGCGCACCTTGTGAACGCCGACGAGGGGACGCAGTACTGGCGCCTGATCGATGGGCTGCGCAAGATCAATCCGGACATGCGCCTGATCGGGTACACGGCCACCCCGTACCGTCTGGGGCAGGGCTACGTCACTTCGGGTGACTCGGCGTTGTTCTCTGCAATCCCCTATCGCGTCAGCGTGCGCGCGCTCATTGAACAGGGGTTTCTGTCCCCGCTGGTGACTGGCAGCCCGACGGCGGCGATCGACACCTCACAGGTGGCAACGCGCGCGGGTGAGTTCGCTGCGCGTGATCTCGAGCTCGCCGCAAACGTTCAGGAGATCACAGACCACGTCGCCGACGACGTGGCGGCGGCGCTGCAGTCGGGTCGCAGGCTGGCGCTCGTTTACGGGGTGTCCGTCTCGCACGCAGCGATGATGCGCAACACGCTGCGCATGCGCGGGGTGCCCACTGAGATGATCGACGGGACGATGGACCGGCCAGCCAGGCGCGCCATCATCGCAGCGTTTAAGGCTGGCGAGATTCGCGCGCTCACATCGTGCGATGTGCTGACAACCGGGTTCAACGTTCCGGCCGTCGATGTCGTGGCGCTGGTTCGCCCAACGCAGTCAACAGCGCTCTACGTCCAGATCATTGGGCGCGGGATGCGCACAGCGCCCGGCAAAAAAGACTGCCTCGTGCTCGACTACGGGGCCAACATCGCGCGCCATGGTCCTGTCGATGCCATCCGCGTGAAGGAGAAGCGCGCGCGCGAAGATGGCGACCAGACGGCGCCGGTGAAAGAGTGTCCGACGTGTTGCGCCGACGTGCCGACGGCGGTTCGTGAGTGTCCGCATTGTGGGCACATGTTCCCACCACCAGAACGCAAGGCGAACAAGGCCGCATCGTATCTGCCGGTGCTGTCGCTCAAGATCCCGCAGAAGCGAACCACGCACGATGTGGGGAGCTACACGATCCAGATCCACCGGAAGAAGGCTGACGAAGGTTCTCCACGGACGGTGCGGGTCGACTACTTTGAGCCAGACACCAGCAACCACATCGGGGCCAAGATCGCGTCCGAGTGGCTGTGTGTGGAGCACGAGCCGGGCACGTTCCCGCATCGGAAGTGGACGCAGTGGTGGCAGAAAAACGTGAAGTCTTCACCGATTCCCGTCGATGTCGACGAAGCGGTCAAGCGGCTGAACACGAAAGAACTTCCCCGGATTCGCTCGATTGTGGTGGAGCCAGATGGAGAGTTCACGCGCGTCGTCAAGCTGATTCAAGACGCGCCTCGTGAATCTGGCCAGGATGACGACGACGAAGCTCCTTCAGTGGACGCTGCCCCGACGTGGGGCGATGATGACGACCTTCCCTTCTGAGGTGACCAATGTTCGTGTGTGATTTCGTGAACGCCCTCGACAAAGACCCAAAGGGGCGGGACTACAGCGTCGACGAGTTCGAGGGGATGTGTCGCGGCTATGCCGTCGCGGCGCTTGTTCGTCACCGCGTGGAAAACGTGGTGCGCGACAATCCGTCAATGAGCGAGACGGCGTGGAACGAAGTGAAAAAAGAGGGCCCATGCTTCTCTCCGGTCAAGTACCGCGACGGGACACAGCGCAAAAAGGTCAACGTTGAGTCTGTGACGGCCTACGTCGTCGATCTCGACGGTATCCCTCACGAGTTCGTCGAGGGGCTCTTTGCTGGCCTCGAGGCTGACAACGTGCGGTATTGGGCGTGGACGACGTGGGGGCATGGATGGAAAACCGAGGGGGAGTGTTGGCGCGTTGTTATCCCTTTCGCCGATCCCGTCATGGTGGAACCGGGTTTGTGGGCTGCTGTATGGTCGCGCCTGAATGAGTCGTTCTGCGGGGGGATGAATGACCGCAGCACGCACGATGAGGGGCGCCTGCACTTTTACCCTCGTGCCCCGTTTGTTGTCGGGGATGCCAACGGATGGAGGCACAACGTGCCCCCACAGTGGCGCTCGTTTGCTGGCGAGTTGTTGGACCCGTCGGTGTTTGTCGAGGATGCCCGCGCAAGCATTGAAGCCAACCGCCGCGAGCTCGCGCTCAAGGCCAGCACCAAGCGCGAGGCGCGGACCGCTGAAGGCCACGTCGAACACTGGGGACAGGCGACCCTCGACGGGATCGTGGCGAGACTGGCGAAAGCCCAGGACGGCGAGAAGCACCACCTGCTGCGCAACATGTCGTGGTGTGCTGGTGGCCTCACGCCTCACGCTGTGAGCGTTGACGTAGCCCGTCAGGCGCTGCGCGGGGTGCTGCAGTCATGGATGGGCGCAGGGCTCAAGATCAAGTCGATGACGGCAGCAGAGAAGCTGATTGAAAGCGGGCTACGCAAAGGTGCATCGTCGCCGATGTACCCGGACCCGGTGCGTGTCTATGACGACGATCGCCCGATCATGTCCGACGAAGAAGTAGACGCTATGATGCTGGCGGCTGGCGTCACCTTTGACGACGAACCGCCAGCGCTGCGCGTCATCCAAGGGGAGGGCAAGAAGGAGACGCAAGACGAGAAGGCAGAGCGCTTGTGGGCGGCGTTTGCTGCGCTTCCGGGCATCCCTGCGGCGTTCGCTGCCGACCTCGAGAAGCGAGTGGACTACCGACAGCCGGGCATCATGCTGGCCAGCGGGCTGGCGCTGTGTGCTTCGCTGACGATGCGCCGTCTGTCATTCGATGGGCTGACGACGACGTCAATCTACTGCGTCGTGGCCCCCACGGCATCGGGCAAGGGTGCCCCGCAAGCATTCGTTGAGGAAGCGCTGCGCACTGGTGGGTGGCCTGACATCGTTGGCCCTGGCGACTTCAGCACTACCGCGTCGTTTCTGGACCGCATCGGCACGGCGACGATGCTTGACCATGGGCTGCTCTACGTCGTCGACGAGTACGGCCCACAGCTCAAGCTGATGATGAACGAAAAGAACATTGCGCAAGGCGCGCTGCGCCCGACGCTGTTGCGCCTCTCGACGTGCAACACCTCGACGGTGACGTTTGCAACCCCTCGCAGCGGCGGGGGCGCCGATCGACAGATGCAGGCCCCTGGACTCTGTCTCTACACCTCGACGACGCCTGAAGCGTTGCACGATGCCATCGGTCCTATGGCGGCGCGCGATGGGTTTCTCGGTCGTCATCTGTGGTTTGGGGCGGCATCGGTGCTCCCTCGGTACAACCGGGCGCAGAAGCGTGAGCCAGCGTCACAAGCCTTGATCGCAGGTGTTGGCGAGCGGCGCCGTCGTTGGGCAGCGTGGAAAGCCACGTTGCCGATCTCCGACGTCAAAGGACCGCTCGGGGAAGAAACCACGTTCTATCGGTCCGACGAGGTCAAGGCCGACGACGACGCGCGTGCACACCTCGAGGCGTTCCGTGAGCGTAAAGACGATGCGCGACGCAAGGAGAAATCCGACAATCTCGAGGGGTTGCTGGGGCGTCAGACAGAGCACGCAAAGCGGATTGCGCTGGCACTCGCCGACGCCACATGCGAGGGACCGGCCTACCCACAGATCGGGCTCGCACATGTTGAGCTTGCGTGTGAGATTGCTGAGTACAGCGCCGACGTCATCGCAGCGTCGATGACGATGCACACCAACGGGGACAAGTGGGAGCAGCAAGTCGGGAAGGTGCGTCGCGCGATGTCTCGAGTCATTGGGACTGGTGTCAACCCGACGAAGCGTGACCTGATGCGAGCGGCCAACATGAAACGCGCCGACCTCGACGACGTTTTGATTTTCCTCCGAGACACAGACCAGCTCGGAGCCAACATGGCGCACCTTGCGCCGAAGCAGGCCACAGCGGCCAAGAAAGAAGAAGCATGAAGACCTTGAGTGAAGACCAGCAACGCGCCGTCGATGGGATTCGTCGATGGATTGCCACCAACCCATCGGGGCAGGTGGCCTCGCTTGCCGGCTATGCCGGGTGCGGCAAGACGTTCTGCGTTTCGATGCTGGCGAAAGAGTGGCAAGACAACGGTACCCGCGTGCTGTTTGTCTCTCCAACCGGCAAGGCATCACTGGTTCTGCGGGACCAGATGGCGGCGGCAGGCGTCAACGCCGACGTGATGACGATTCACAAAGCCATCTACGACCCCCCGAAGGAGAAGGATGGGGGCGATCTGCACTGGACCCGACACGGGAAGGAGATCACCGCCCCGATCGTGGTGATTGACGAGGCCAGCATGGTGACCGCTGACGTCTGGCGTGACCTGCAGATTGCCTGTTCTGGCGCCTACTTCCTTGCGGTGGGCGACCATGGGCAGCTTCCCGCCGTTGGTGAGTCGGCCGGCCTTGTTGCAGACCCGACATGGCGCCTCGAGAAGATCCACCGGCAAGCGGCCGACAATCCCGTGATCGAGTTCGGTCGCATGGTGCGCGAGGTGGGCGTGTCGCAAGCGCTGCGATTCGCGCAAGAATCAACAGACCCCCGGCTGCACCTCACACGCATCAAGGCACGCGCCGAGGGTGAGACGATGTGTCGGTGGGTCTACGAGCTCCCGGACATGACGGACGGGATGATGATCACGTCCACCAACGCCGAGCGCGCCAAGCTCAACAAGATCGCGCGCCGTTCGTTGGGGAGGTCTGAAGCAGGCCCGGAAGCGGGGGATCTGGCTATCTGCCTGCGCAACCACCACAGCTCGGGTCTGATGAACGGGCACAGAATGGTGCTGCAGTCGGTGGTTGATCGTGGCGGGGGCATGCTGCGAGTCGACATGACAGCTGCTTCAGTGCCCCGCGACCAGTTCGGTGCCGAGCGGACCATGGGGACGCGGGATGCCCCGCAGTCGTGCCTCTTGCTGGATTACGGGTACGCTATGACGTGCCACAAGGCGCAGGGGTCGCAGGCCCGCCGAGTGGTCGTCAGCCTGGACGGGATTGCGTGGCTGGCGAACAAGGGCGAGTTGTCGCGCTGGCTCTACACCGCCTCGAGCCGAGCCGCCGAATCCCTTGTCTTGATCCAGTGACCGGGTGTCATATCGGCCTTTGACAGCGGAAAGCCCCCACGTGGGGGCTTTCTTTTTTGGTTGCGTCGCGGTAGACTGCTCCTTGTGAAGCCGACGTCTCGCACGCCAATCCGGTCTAAGAGCGCGTCCCAATGCGCTGCCGGTGCTTCATCGCTGTACCGCCTTATGCACATCAAGATCGGCCCAGAAGGCCGTGAAGGCGCGTTTCGCCTGTAGCCGCTACGCGGGGCAGGAGTCGTCGTCATGATGGTCAACCGGTACACGTAAGCAGGGGGAGCATGTACCCCGGGGTAAAAATGACGACACTTGATATTTGTCAAGTGAGGGTAGGCTTGTCTAAAGACTTTGCGCGGCAAGCGTCTGCAATGGCGCCGCAAAGCCATTTCTGGCAATCGACCAAGCCAAGATGCCCGGAAACGCCTGTCATAAACGGCGCCGCTGACAGCATGACGCTGGGCATGACAGACCGGATCTCAAAAAAAGATTCGTCTCATGCTTGACAACTCACGCAACATGCGTAGGATGTGCTCACCGGGCCGGGTTGGTTCGGTGAATGGAGGCAACATGTTTTTCACGTTCAGCCAAAACAACTCGGGCGGCTCTTTCCACGATGACCACGTCAGCGGTGTGTCGAAGTTCGTCATCATCGAAGCCGACTCGGCGGATGAGGCAAACGAGCGGGCCGAGGCTATTGGCCTGTACTTCAACGGGTGCGACGACGGTCGGGACTGCTCTTGCTGTGGTGACCGCTGGTATCCGACCTCGAAGCATGAGGGCGAAGAGGTCCCGTCGATTTACGGGAAGCCCGTCAGCGACATGGACACCAAGCCGGAAGCGGAAATCGGAGCCTATGAGGGCTACCTGCACCCGGCGTCTGGACCGTTCCGTGCGGTCAAGTGCTGAAAACCGCCTACAACGCCCGCTGCTGCACGTAGCGGGCTTCTCTGGAGTCTGACATGAGCGAGACGAAGAACGTGGAACGTGGGGCATCTGGCGCGCTTAAACCGGTGGGGTGGCTGTGCGTGAACTGCGGGACATTCAGCGACCACGACAAAAAGCCCGACGGGTGCAAGCCATGCGAGGCGTACGAGGATGTCGGCGATTGGCAACCACTGTGGGGTCGTGAGTCGATGGCGGCGTTGTCGCTCGCTGCGCTCACGGCGTGCCCTGTTGCGGGGGGTGGGACGATGCAGCAGCAGGCTGACGACATCGTGACCGAGATGACCGGGGTGGCGAATGACTGACCCGATCGACTACTCGCGCCCGGTGGGCTGGTGGTGCACCTACTGCGAAGAGGACCAGCCGTGCACTCGCGCCAAGCTGTCCATCGCCATGGCGTGCAAACACATCCCGCGCTAC